GTTCGCGCCGTTGCAGCGGAACAGATCCCGGATCACGGCATCGAGCCACTTGACGTAGTCTCGACGCAGATAGCGCGTGACCTTGCCGGCGAGCTGCTCCTTGTTGCGACGATACTTCGCATCGAAGTCTTTGATCGCGTAGGGCTGCACGGACGTGCCCGCAGCGTTCGAAGGTCCGTAAAACTCCTTCAGAACGACAGGCACTTCCTCGGCCTTGATGTTCTGCCCCGTCGTGCTGATCGCGACGTCCTCACCGAGCAGACGCCCGGCTTGCGTATACAAGCCGCCCTCGTAGACGTCGCGCCAGAGTTTGACGGTGTCGCCAGCGTCTTTGCCGAACTCGTCGACGGCAATCACCGCCTCGGGATAGGCGTCCGCGGCACGCGCCATGTCGTCGAGCTCGGGCGGCAACTGCGCACCGCCGCCAGCGATCGTGACGAACTGCTGCGCTGTCGAGACGCCTGCAGCAAGAGCCGCCAGCGTGATGCGCATGCCGATCGCCATCTTGGCGAAGAAGTATTGCGGTTCCGGCGTCGGAAGCCGCATCCCCGTGGATGCAGAATCGAGGAAGTTCTGCGGAAGAGAACTTCGGCTAATGAGTCCCATTTAGATACTCCTTCGCCCGATGGGGCGTCGAACCTTCATGTGCGCGGCGTTGGCTCGCGCTGTTGATTCAGGCGGTCGGGCGTGTGCGCTCGATCTCGCGCTGATTGTTTTGGTAGAAAATGTCGCCGAGCATCGGAGAGCGAGCCTTCATGGCTTCCCACTCCTGAAACTTGGTTTGCGCCGCCGCGCTTGGCGCCGGATTGGGGCCGGGCCCACTGCTGGCAGGCGGCGGCTTCGGCGCGGGACCCGGCGGGGTTGTCGGCGTTGCCGGCGTCGGCGCGGTCTGCATCGCTGCCGCGACCTGCATGAGCGTGAAGCGCTGTACAGGATCACCGTTCGCGACAACGTCGATGGCTTGCTGGGCAGCTTCGGGCAGCTTCGCGAACTGCTGATCGACGACTTGTCGAAACAGCTTGTCGGTCGCCTCGAGTTGCGTCGTGCGAGTCGTGAGCTCTTGGAGCTTCTTGTCGGAACGCTCTTTCTCGCTCAGCGACGCGTCCTGCAGCTCTTTCAGTTTGCCGAGCGCGCCCTTGAGGTCGTCGGGCTTTTCGAACCCGAGATCCTTGAGCAGCGCGGCCGTACCCTTGCCGCGCTCCTCGGCGAGGCGCTCTTTCAGCTGTGCCGGCGTCATCGACACCGATTCAGCCGCCGTGGGCGCTGGAGCTGGGGAGGGGGTCGCGGGTGCGGGCGGATTGGCGGGCGCTGGCGTGGGCGTAGGCGCAGGCGCACCACCACCGCCCCCCGCGCCGACTTCAGTGGCGAAGAGGATTACGATTCTGCGTAGCATTGCTCTCCTACTCGCGATTGTCGGCCGCGAGAGCCGTGGAGATTGCGACTCGGACTACGTCACTCGGCGGCGTCGCTTTGACCGCCGAGTAGCGAATGGATGATCGCCTCGGTGCCGCGCCATTCAATGCGATCGATGGCGACGAGCACTACGACGTTGCGCCGCTCATCCAGAGGCGTATCCGGGCTTGGCCCCGGCAGACAATCTGTCTTGAAGGCGGCGGCGCCGAGCACAGAGCTCGCGTGCCGCTCGACACCGTCGACGGACAGCGTCCACCAAAGCCCATCGGCGCGCCCGGCTCGCCTGAACCAGAGCGCGACGTTCATGGGCTACCGCTCAGGACTCGTAGAAGGCGATCGCGAGCCCAAACGGGCGGTCTTGCGCAGGCACGGCACCGTTCGCGAGTTCGGTCGAGGTACTGTTGTCCGTGACCTCGAACGTCACGTCGGCACCCGAGACCGCTACGGTCTTGAGACCGAAGTACTTGGTACGATCCGAGTCTTGCGAAGCAAATTGGCTCATCATCGCGCCAAGCAAGTTCACAGTCTTGCCGTTGCGACGGCTGTTCTGAATGAGCGTCGCGATGCCCTGCAGCTGCGCGTTGTCGGCCTGCGCGTAGGTGCTGGCTGTCGGGAGCGTGAACAAGACTTCGGCGATTTGGACGGGCACGGCCGAGCCGATGTAGTCGGACTTCATGGTGTGCACGCTGTGGACGGTTCCGTTTACGACTGCCATGGTGGCTCTCCGTTATCGGGCTTTCGCCTTGGGGCCTGGGGTGGGCGCGGGCGGGGTTTCGGGCGTAGCTGCCGGCGCCGTCGGCGCGGGAGCGGTGGACTTGTAGGCGTCGAGGGCGCTCGTGAGCTTCGCGACGTCGGCCTTGGCGGCATCGAGCTCGGCATTCAGGGCCTTGTTGGCGCCAGCGAGACTCTCGTTGTCGGCCGTGAGCTTCGCGACGTCGGCCTTGGCGGCATCGAGCTCGGCAGTGACGGCTTCGAGCTTCTCGTGGGCTGCTTTGATGCCCGCGTGAAACTTATCGATTATCGCGCCGACATCGGATTCGCTGGGCTCCGCGGGATGCACGTCATCGGGTGTATCGACCTCGTGGTGTCCCTTATCGCTGTCGACGGCGAGCGACACACCGGGCGCGGCAATGCGCGCACCCGTCTTGTCGCAGAAGTGAGCTGCGGTCATTCGTGATTTCCTTGTACGGTGTGGTCAGTCCGCGACGGTGTGCGGGACCGACTTGGCGGCATCGAGGAAGCGCTTGGGCTGGTCCTGGAGCATCGCGAGTGTACGGAGCACCGTCGGAGCCACGGGCCCTACCGCGGCATGCTCGCGGAGCACGCGCAGCGCGGCGGCGATGTCATTCCGCGCTATGTCGTAGGGACTCGTCGGCCTCGTCGTCATCGTACAAGTCCTCGAGCTCGAGCGGCGCCTGCTCGACGGCCCGATCGGCATCGCCGACCAAGTCTTCTTCGACGGGCTTTCGCTTCGGTTCGGTCACTTCAGATGATCTATGAGGCTGTCGAGAGATTGCGTCAAACGCTCCATCTGGTGGGCGGGGCCGAGCAGGAATTCCTTGCCGATTTTGCGGCCCTTATGCTGCATGCGCGCGATTTGTTCGAGCGATGTGACCTTGCTGAGTGGCGGAACTCGCAGCCCCTCCTTCGCCAGGAAGAGCGCGAACTCACTCTTGAACTTCGCGAGGCCCGCAGCGTCAGGCTCGAAGCCCATCGTCGGCCAAACGTATCGGCCGACTTCCGCCGCGTCGAGATCGACGGTCTTGATTCCGAGTCGCGTGTAGGCGTTAGCCTGACCGCGGAGCACCGCGTTGCCGAGGCCTTTGCCTTGGAGCTTCTTGTCCAGGAAGAAGTAATCGTGGTGAGCGCGGCCCGGTCGGAACGTACGACTGATCGAGATCCCGGCGCTGCTACCGTCGACGCTGAGTCCGCCGCCGCCGAGTCCGACGTTGACCCGTGAACGAACTTTGAGTGGCTTGCCGTTCCACTCCGCCGGGAGCCCGAGGATCTCTCGAACATCGCTCGGCTTGAACTCGGCCCCCGCAAAGGTCTTGCGCCAATGTTCGCGTAGACGCGGCACCGGTGCATTGATTTCGATCTTGAGCCGCCGAAGCTCTTTGGCGATGGCCTTGTTTTCTTCGGCCTCTCGCTTCTTGGCTTCGCGGGCCGCAAGTCGCGCTTGCTCGCGTTCCGCTTTGGCGGCGGCTTTGGCCGCTTCTCGTTCGGCTTTGGCAGCCGCGCGTTCCGCTTCGCGCTTCGCTTTCGCGGCAGCCTTCTCGGCTTCGCGAGCGGCTTTCTTTTCCGCTGCGATCTGCGCGCGCTCTTCAGCTTTGCGGACTCGCTCGGCCTCCTTGATGGCCCGCTGCTGAGCGAGCTTCGCGGCCTTGGCTTCAGCGGTGAGCGCTGGTCGGGTGCGTGTGACCTTGGGGAGAGCCTTGGGTTTGAAACCCGGCTTCCACCACTCGGTGGTCATGAGCTCGCGCTGCACTCGCGTGCGCTGCGCGGGCGTGAGCTTCAGGCCCCGGACGAAGTTCGCGACATGCTGGTCGGGCGTCTCCGCCATGCGGTCGAGGCGCTTGAGCCGCAGAATGCCGGCGTCGAGCAGCTCGGAAATCTGAGCTTCAGTCGCTTGCGTGCCGAGCACCTCTCGGAGACCGGCGATTTCGTCGCCGTAGATGCTGCTCTCGTATTTGCCAAACAGCTGGCGCGCGATCGTTTGCGCGGCGCGCTCGGTCGTGGCCTCTTCGAGTGCCGCCCCTACGCCCTGATAGGCAGAGCCGCGGAGCGGGGAGGTGCCGTGCAGCTCTTCGTGGATGAGAGCCGCGATGCAATCTTGTTCTTCTTTGGAGGGGCTGAATCCGAGCTGAAGCTTTCGAAGTCCCGCGCGCGAACGCATGAGCGTCTTCGGCGCAATCTCGATCTTGCCGTCCCAGTGATGGAGACCCGCGAACGGCATGTCGACGACATGCAGGGCGTCGGGGGCGCCGCGTTCGAAGTCCCGGCTGATGAAGCCGTGCGACTCGACGATTTCGCGAAGTGATTCGCGCGCGGCCTTGCCGCCGTCTTTGCCGAGGGACCCAAGCGAGATGTCGAGCTTCTTGGCCCACGCCTTCGTCTCGGGCGTGACGGCGAGTCGGCCGCCTTCTACCTGCTCGCCGCGGAACGGCGATGGTTTCGGGGCCGCGGCAGGCCTCGCCGCTGGCGCGAACACCGGTTGAACGGGCGCGGGCTCAATGAGCGCGTCCGTGCCGTGCTCGGCCATCGTGAGCAGGGTCCAGACGCAACGACACCACGGATGCACGCTGCCGGGCTCACCGAGCGCGAAGCGTTCGTGGATACCGACGATCGTGCCGTCCGCGGCCGCGCAGATCGGGCACGCATCGAGTTGCGCGTCCCAGACTTTGAGGAGCGTCAGCCCCTCGTGCGCACCCGCAATCGCCTGCGAGCGCCCGTCGTTGAAGCCGCCCGCCGTCTCGGTCGCGGCGATCATGCGATCGCGCGAGTCGAGGGACTCATTTGCGGCGTGGCCGGCGAGCACCCGCTCGGCAGCGCTCTGCCCGGCTACGTCGCGCGCGAGCTCGAGCCAGCGCGTCGCATACCGGTTGGCGATCGCCGCGGCCCGCGCGGCGTCGTAAGAGCCGAGCGCATCCGATGCCGCGATGGCGTCGAGATCGAGGCTACCGAGCTCGGTGTTGAGCTGGTCGAGCCCCGCCGCGCGACCCATCCCGCGCACCACCACGATGCTTTGCGCGACCGTGCTACGGAGTGTCTCCGCCGTGTTCTCAAGGCTTCGCCCTCCCTTGAGCGAATCCGTGACGGCCGCGCGTTTGCGGCCGCGAAACAGTAGAAGCGCCGCCGCTTCAGTTGCCAGGAGGCGTCGGCGGTTTCTTTCCGCCTGCTCCTGGCGGTCCTGGCTGTTGCGGAGCATTGCCCTTGCCGGTCGCTAGCCCGTGCAACAGCAGGGCTTCGTTCTGGCGCTTCTCTGCTTCGAGCGCCTGTTTCTCGTCGCGTTCGTCCTCGAGCTCTTCGAGGGCGTCGCTGACGTCGTGGCGATCGAAGTACGGGAGCACCGAGCGGGCGGCGTCGTCCTCGGGAACGAGCCCCGCGTCCTTGGCCTTGACGGCGTTGTCGACCGCTTTGCCGATCTCGTCCTGGTCAGCCGAGAAGTAGTCGCCCCACTGTGCAGCGATGGGCGGGCACATCCAGATCGGCCCTACCGTGGTCTCGATCGTGAAGCCTTGAAGGATCTCGGCGGCCTTCTTGGCGCCGGGGATCCAGATGTTCGCGCCCTTCAGGACCGCGACCATGCGGAGCATCATCGAGAGCAGAGCTTTGAGGCCGTTGGGCCACCAGCACTCGCGCATTTCGTCGACGAGCGCGAGCAAGGGCTCATAGGCGAGCTCCAAGAACTTGGCGCTCATCTGCCCCTGGCTGGTCCGATTCATGATCTCGGACACGTTCACGAGCACGACCGACATCGCTTCGAGAGCGCGCGAGCGGATGTCGTTGACGTGAAGCGACGCGGACTCGAAGGCCTTGCCGGTCGTTTCGAGGAGCCCGATCTTCGCGTCCTTGCTCCGGTACCGCCACGTGTTCGCGGGACTGATCGGACGCGCGGGCGCCGTTGCCTCGACGGGTTTCTGCCCCGTCGACGCGGCCGCGCTGAACGGCACCGTGCGGGCTTTGCGGCCGCCAGCGTCAGGTCCGTCGTCGTCCTCGACCCCGGATTCCCACGGCTGCGGAACGCCCCAAAAGTTGATGCCACGATGGCGCTGCGAGAGCGCGAAGTTCAGGGCGTCGAACTCGTCCTCGAGCCCCTCGTAGAGCGATTGGCCGTCGACGTCGCCGTTGTCCTCGTCTTCGACGTTGCGAATCCAGAGTACCGGGCAGAAGCCGAGCCCGTGCTCGGTGACCTTCGACTCGCGCCAAACCACCGCAGTGTTCGGCTGCACCTCGACCTCTGCAAACTCCCGGTACGCCGTGGCGTCAACGTCGAGTCGAAACCAGAAGCGTTTCGATGTCGGGCGGCCCTGCTCGTCCGGAATGGACTTCGTGTACTGGTAGACCCACGTAACCGCGAGGACTTCTTGCGTGGGGTCGCCGTCGCGGAACGTCGGCTTGACGTCCTCGACGTTTGCGCTCCGAACGCGGAAGAGGCCCGCCTTGAGCTCGAGAATCGCGCACACGCCCCCGACAGCGAGGCCTGGCCGCATGAGCCGGCGCATGAGCGGCCGGATGTGGCAACGGTCGACGAGCGCCGCGAGGAACTTCTCGAGCGTCGCCGCGTCGTCTTCGCTGAGCTGCTCGTCCGCGACCGCTTCGTCGGGCTCGATGGCCTCGACCTTCAGCGCGGGGAAGCGCTTGCTCCCGAACGTGAACTTGACGACTTGGTTTACCGCGCCCTTGGGCAGCGGATAGATGATGCAGGGCGCGCGCTCACGGAGCGGGACCGGTTTTCCGCCCTCGTTGCCCTTCAGGCCCGTGAAGAAGTCAGCACGCCCCGCGTACTGCTTGTCTTCGTAGTACGCGCGGAGCTTGCTCAGGCGCTTGTAGCGCGGCAGCTCGCAGAAGTACTCGGGGAGGAGCTCGGCCATCGGACATCAAATCGCGTCGTGCGGCATGCCCGCGGCGCTGCGGTCCGGTTTGCCGAAGTGGTTGAAGATCGCGTAGCGAAGCGCGTCGCAGCCGTGGTTGTTCTTGTCGACGATCTCGTCGAGGAAGCGCTCGGGGTTGTCGGGGTCACGCTTCCGCATGTACGGCCCGATGCCGTCGAGCGGCTTGCGACCCTCGTAGGTGCGGGCATCGCAGCCGAGTTCGGTCAGGAGATTGATGCAGCGCGGGCTCACGTAGAGCCGCGAGAATGGCTCGCCGACTCGGTTGCCCTCCGCGTCAAGGCGATGGCGAGTGAAGAACCGATCGGCAACCGCGCTCACGCCGTCGTCGATCGAGTTGTCGACGTCTTGGACGCGCGCGCCTTTTTGCCGAAAGGCTTCGACGCGTGCGGGCTGCGACGGGTCAGCGAAGAAACGGTGATTGGGATACCACTCGAACCACTCGCGACCGCGTTCCGTCCACCAGTCTTCGGTGCGGTGCCGCTCGTAGATCTCGTCGACGACGTAGCCGACCGCTTCGCGGCCAGAGCCAAACAGCGCGATGTTCAGTAGGACGCCCGGATCTTCCCAGCCGTGGTCGCCACCGAACAGGATGAGATTCGCGACAGCGCCCGGCGGGGGCTCGCGAACGTGAAAAGGTTCGTTGAAGACCTCGCCGTAGACGAGACCGCCGGCGGCGTCGAAGTCGACCTCGTATTCGCGCTTCAGGATATCGGGCGGCGTGTCCGCCGCGACCTGCGCGAGCCACGCTTGATCGACTTGCGGCGATTCGCTCGAGCGGACGCGAAACCCGCGATAGCCCGGCACTCGAGCGAGCGCCTTGCGGTAAGAGCGATAGAGCGAGCCTGAACGACCGCGACGCGGCGTCCCGAACTTCACCCACAGGGCTTTCATGCCCGCCCGACTGAACGTCGGTCGAACGACGGCTTGCTCGACGTCGGGATCGACATCGTCGGACTCGTCTTCGATCAGGACATCGAAGCGCTGTCCGCGGATGCCGCCGGCGTTCTCGGCGCCCCACGTGGTAAGCCGCGAGCCGTTCTCGTACGTGACCTCGAGGAGTGTGCGATTTGCGCGGCCGCGAATGCGCCGCCGAAGCGGTCCCTCGAAGTCTGCAAACAGCGCCGGCCAAAACACCTGCCGCGCTTGCTTGAGCGTTGGGAGCAATAGGCCGACGTGTCGACCCGGCTGCTCGAGCGCCTTGAGGTGAATCAGCCCGCGACCGAAAAACGTTTTTCCAGAGCCACGACCCCATGGGTAAGTGCAGATCGTTCCGGGTTGCGCCTCCCGCAGAGCTCTCGACTGATGCCGGTCGAACTCAAGACGCAACGTCATCGCGCGTCTCGGGTTCGGGCGTCGGCGCCGCATCGTTCGCGGGCTCTTCCGGTGTCGTGACGATCACGACCGCGGGCCCATTTGCGATCTCGCCAGTCTTCTCCGCCTCGAAGCGTCGGTGTGCCGTCAGCTTCCCGAACCCATCCACAATGCCTCGGAGGTATTGTGGCTTCGGGTTCTGGTACGAGAACGACTTCAGGCCGTGCTTGACGGCGAGCTTTGCGAGCTGCTGGGGCGTCGGGTCCGCGGTGAGGACTCGCGCGTGTGCGGCTCGCATGGCCGACATCATGAGCGCCTCGGCCTCAGGGAGGTTCAGTGCGCGTAGCTCTTCCCGGGCTTTCAGGAACGCCGGATCTTCCAGCGCTCTCTTGGCCAGGTCGAGCCCTGTCCCGACCGGAATCTTCGTTGCCCGCGCTGCCGCGCTCGCGTTGCCGCTTGCGAGGAAGTGCGTCCGGAACCGCGCCTCGATGTCGTCGGGCGTCTTCGATCCGCGTGCCATGGTCTCCCTACGACCGATTGTCGCCCGGTCGAGGCGTGGGAGCGCTTGGGCTGCGCTTGCTGGTTTTGTTCTCGTTGACGCGCCGTGCTGAACCCTCCCAGATCCCGCGCGTCGGTGTCTCTGATCATACGCGCTCACCCCCTGTCGATTCTGGGCGATTGTGACCGATTCTCACCGTTTTTCGACGAGGCGACGCACACGCATTTTTAACTCGTCGACGGCTTTTGCGATGCGCTCATCTCGCTCCCACAGTTGCTCGAGGCGCGGGTCGACGTGTTCCGAGACGTACGCGGCAGTTCGGTCCTCTATGCGCTCGTCGATTTCGTCGAGGTACGACTTCAGACTACTCGACAGCTCGTCAACGATCGAGCGGCGGAGCTCCGGGAGGTAGCGCATCACCAACGAACGCGTGAGGCGGTGCTTGGGTGCCTTGGCGCCGTCGAGCCGTACGGCTATTCGACGACGTAGAGCACGCTCCCGCGCGAGCACGCGCCGCTTCAGCTTCCGTCCTGCCGCTGCTGTGTCGCCCCAGCCCAGCCACGCAGCGGTTTGCCGGTATGTCCAGAGCTGCTCACCGTGCCCGGCGCTCATCGGGCCTCGTTGTACAGTCGGCCCCCTTCGTACAGGAGCGCGCGCGCTTGCTCGTCCGCGGCTTCGAGCAGCGCGCGCCGGCGGTCGTTAGGGCTTAGCCGCTGCGCCTCGCGTTCGTTCGCGAACAGCACGTCGGGGGTTAGGCTGAGCGGATTCGTACGCAGCATCTTGTGCCCTGCTGACGTCAGCACCCAGATGCGCCCGAGGGACCCGTTCGGCGAGTAGTAGATCGTGAGCGCCATGCATGCCTGCGCGTTGCGTGCGCGAGCGTAGGCGAGCCGTCGCGACACTTTCCCGCGCCGCGCGATGTCGCCTTCGTTCAGCTCGACCCCCCCGCCTCCAGGCCGCTTGCTGCTGCCTGTCGGTCTGGCGGTGATGGGACGACGAGCGCTCGCGCGGGTACTACGGACGATTACCCCGCAGCCGCGACACCGCGGGCACTCCCGACATGCGAGCGCAGGGAGCTCGGGAAAGAACTCCCGCACTTGGGCGGGCGTCACGGCGTTGATGTCGAGCAGACGTGCGACTTCCAGCTGGCTCGCCGCTACCACCGTTAGGCCTAGCCGCTCCGCTTCCGACTTCTGAAACACGCGCAGCTCCAGGTGGTAGGCCTTGCCGTTCATGGGCACGAACCCCGTTCCGGGACGACCGGGTTTGCCCGCTCGGTCGGGTCTACCACCGCACTTCCGGCACGGTTTCGACCCGAACGTCATCGCAGCGCGCTCGAGCTGCGCACCGAATGTGCTGCCCTGTGGCATGAACAAGACGTCGCCTCGTAGATGCCACCTCAGCTCCTTCGCGTCGTCGTTGCTGAGCACGCACGACACCTGTTCGAGGACGCTCTCACGACCAATTCGAAATGCCGCTGCCATCTGTGCTACGTTCCCTTCCGAGGTCTGCCGGTCAGCGATCTCGAAAAGGCCCGCCGCTCACCCCGGCGGGTTTTTTGCATTCTACGTCGCTGTCGCAGGCTGCTCCGGTTGCCATTCGACGGATCCACCATGTCGACGTCGAGACCTCAGCACCGATTCAATGACGCTTGCTATCGCCGCCTCGACCGTGGAGTGCGGACCACTCTGGCTAAAGAGGGCATCGCCATCACAGTCCCAGCTATTTTCACCTTTGCCCGGGACCGGAATGCCTTTCGCGATTTCGACTTCTGATCCGAGGCGGTGTAGCGCGAACCAGCGGGGGCGCTTCCACGTTGACTCGTACAAGCGCACGGTGGCGTCGTACTGAGCTTCGGGCAATGCGATCTTGACCGCGGTTCGCGAAATCTCCCGTTCGCTATGCCTCTGGCGGCCAAGCAAAGCGTCTAAGATTCGGAAACCACCCTGACGCCAGCGCGGGACGTTGCTGCTCCAACTCATCGGATCGCGCCATACTCGCCAGAAGACGGTCCAATCGTGCACGCCGATCGAGAGTTCGCGATCTTCGTATCGTGCATCGCGAAGTAGCCAACGTGTGGCTGATTTGATCGGGCCGAACTCGGAGACGGTTAGCCATACTGCGACTCCCGGAACGGCTGCGTGCAGCTTGAAACCAAGATCGTCTGCCTGCGTTGCGCTGACTGATGCGCCACAGAAGGGACCCAGTAGGTGCCAACTCCAATTCAGGGTTCCGCCGAAGATCCGCAACCAGGCGCGGCCGTGCCGCAGCGGTGAACCGAGAATTGGAGTTGGCACCAACTGG